AATTTAAAAAATCAACAGTTTCTTTTAAATCATGATAAGAAATGTCTGATTCTTTTAAGGAATATTGTATCGCTTTTCCCTCAGAAAGCTTAGACATTTCCATCAAGGCTTGATTGATCAAATCTTTATTGACAGCCATAAGTTACCACCCCAATCTATTTAATCTAATTATACAACTGAAAGGAATGATCCCCACGAAAGAACTAATCAAAGTAAACGTTAACACCAAAAAACACCTGATGACTATTGTCCATCAGGAAATGAGAACTTTTGTTTTTGCAGATAATGTGTTGCTGAATGGTGTGTTTTATGTTGACTTTGAAATTAAGCCCCATGATCCTGATGATTACTCTTCTGAATCCAAATGTGTTTTGACAGTTGATAAGAACAAGTTTGCTCAGAATCATAAGGGCGCTAGGATTCTGTACGAAGATGGAAAGTTATTTAATTGAGCAGACAGCATAAGGAGGAAACAACATGAAGAAACTGATCAACGTCTTATGGGCAATTGAAAAAGACCTCAGTGTTATCGCAAGTAACACTGAAGTCCAAAATAAAAAGATACTAGTTAAAGCAAATGGTGAGGCTATTTCTCAGCGTCGTTCTTGAATTTCTCAAGATCACCGTAGAATGTTTTGACCATTGACATGACTTCATCGTGATCTGCTGCTTGCATTGAAACTCTATCGTTTCCGATAGCAGTCAAAGCATTAAAGTTCAATTCGTGTCCTGTTAACTCAATGGCTTTGTCCAACAAATACTTGTCCATTTATATCACCTCGATTAATTGGAATAACCCAAGTATACAACTGAAAGGAATGGTTATATGTACGAAGCTTATCTGCTAGTTGGCTTTCTAACCTTCTGGCTAACAGTAATTGTATTGATTGCCTCAGCCGGTTATCAGCTACGCAAATCAGTGGTGCGTGCCGGCGGATGGGCACCATTTTGGAAAAACTTTTTTGGAATGGAGGATCAACATGAAGGTTAGTGTTGGTGACAAGGTCAGTTACGAAGATACGTATGCCGCAGGTATCAAGATGGTGCCTGCTGGTGTTGGCAAAGTAGTAGAACTCAAGCCAGACGTTTACGGAAAGTCGAATAAGCAAATTGCTGTCATTAAGCAGCGTGGACATGAGCCATTTGAAATGTTCACTAACGGATTGGAGGTCGTTGATCGATGAAATTGTGGCGCAAAAAAAGAGTCCTGACCTGGCCGTCAGAACTCACCGAAAGATTACATGAATCAAGCATTTTCAGTATGAATTCTACACTGAAAAAGGGGCGTTGGCAATGGTATTAGGTGGAACAACCGCGGAATATGACCGAAAATTTGCTACGCCTGTGGTCACGCACATTAATCAGACTGACGAGGAACAAGCGATCTTAGAGCATAACGCCCACGTTGAGGCGCTGGAAACATTGGCAACGGATTTACGGAATTGTCTGGAACACGCCACTGACGAAAAGTATAAGCGGTATTTGGCGGTTAAGCTTGACCGCACTAATCAGCGATTAGAACAGTTACGGACGGAGGAATAAGTATGACAAAAACCGCGTTAGAACTCTACCAGCGTTACGAACTTTTAAACGATCTGATGGGCAGCAAAATCAGTAAATACAAAGACGAGATCGACTATGAGGATGACAAAAAGGCATTTGAGCAAGATAAGACACTAGTTACAGCTCGTCAGCAGGAACTGCAAGCAGAAGTTGATGAAGCATATGGCGAGTTCTTATCCGCTATGGACGGCCACGAATCCTTAGATGGTGTCGATCGGATTCGACATGATCCTTTTAAGAAAAACAGTTGGCAAGTTAAAGCTAAACTAACCCGCGCCAAGATTGGCAAACTGCCAGACGAGTCTGTACTACAGCAAGCTGTGCAAGAGTACCGGGAGCTTAACGAGTCGAAAGTTAAGCAAATGCTGGCTAATGGTGAAATCGCTAAGAGCGGTGATCATATTGTCGGCCCTGGAAATGAGAAGTTGGACGACTATATTTCCGTTGAAGTCAAGCCAGACGAATTTGAAGAAACTAACTCAAAATAAGTAGGAGGAAGTCATGGAAAAAAGTGAATCAATTAAAAACTTGGCCACCAGTATGGCACAATTCCGTAAGAATTTACTCAAAGCACAGCCAAGTAAAGATGGAAAAAGTCATTATGGGAACTATGTAACTTTGGAAGACCTAACCGCTGCAGTAGATGGAGCGTTGCCAGAGTCGTTAGGTTATACGCAGGAAGCGACCAGCGATCCTAATGGTGTTTCTATTACGACTATGCTGTTTGATGCTAGTGGCGAGTACATTATTTACAATCCGCTTAGCATGCCAGTACAGCGTAAAGACGCGCAGGCCTTCGGCTCTGCTGAAACTTATGCACGACGATATAGCTTATCAGCAGCGTTCGGCGTATCCGCGTCTAAAGATGACGATGGACAACAAGCAACTAAAGCGGCTCCTAGCAACCGTACGGCACAACAACCAGCTCATAGAAATAACGGGACACAACAAAACAATCGTCAACCCCTGCCTGTAACTAAACAGCAGGCCACAACACTTAATGGATTGTTTGAGGCAATGAGTAAGGCAGCAAGCGCCCCAATTGAAGCTGTTAGAAACGGTTATCTGGAAAAATTCAACGTTAGCCAGGTCAACGATTTGACGCATGATGGTGCTAACCAACTGATCAGCCTAGTGACTGCTCAATTAAAAAAACAAAGTGAGAAGAGGAATTCTAATGATTAATCGAGTAGTTTTGACCGGACGACTAACCCGTGATGTGGATTTACGGTATACACAAGGCGGTGCTGCTGTAGCTACTTTCAATCTGGCCGTTGATCGGCGGTTCACCAACCAACAAGGTGAGCGCGAAGCTGATTTTGTTAGTTGTGTTATTTGGCGTAAGCCGGCAGAAAACTTTGCTAACTTCTTCCACAAGGGTTCCCTTGTCGGTATTGAAGGCCGTATTCAAACACGTAACTATGAAAATCAGCAAGGCCAACGCGTATACGTCACAGAAGTTATTGTTGAGAACTTCTCGTTCTTGGAATCAAAAAGCTCTACTGGTAACGGTAGTTATCAAAATAATCGGCCGCAAAATAATACAAGTGATCCGTTTGCTAATAACGGTGGCTCAGCCGACATTACCGATGATGATCTTCCGTTCTGATTTGAGGTGATTAAATGCAGCGGTCACGATCAAAATATTTTGAACGTAATGGCAAGTCATACTTGTTAGTTGAGCTTGACCAAAATCCAAATTTAGACCATATCGAGACCGTTAGCGGTTCACGTGACCAACTTTACCTAGATTGGGAACTAGCCGATACACGCAAAGCTAGGCCACAACAACGGCGTCTATTCTTTGCTTTGTTAAATGATATTGCTGATTACTTCGTGGTGCCACAAGACTTCCTGAAAGCAATGTTTTATGGCCAATATCGTGAGTATACCAACGGTAATGAGATTAGCCTGTCAGACACGACAGAATCGTCTGTGAGTGATGCTAACGTGTTACTCGACCTAGTTATCGACTTCATGTTTACGTGGCGTGTACCGTTCAAACAAGGCTATGAATTGCTACCGAGAGAGCAAGAGTATTACCAATATCAGTGTTGCCGGCATCGTCGGTGCATGGTGTGTGGCCGTGAACATTCGGATATTAACCACGTTGATACGGTTGGATCTGGCCGCGATCGGAATCATCTTGACCATACGCAATTACGAGTTAACTGTTTGTGTCGTGAGCACCATACAGAATGGCACAAAATCGGGCCGACAGCGTTTGGCGAGAAGTATCACATTCCAGTTGCCGGGATTAAGTTGGACGAAGAAACGTTGAGAAAAATTGGAGTTAGAGGAAATTACCGAGGTGAAAAAAATGGGAAACCTGTTAATAAATGAGCCGCCACTACAAGTATTGCCATCATTAGCAGTTAAATTAGACAGTGCTGACAAGGCATTAATACTCCAGCAAATTCATTATTGGTTGAACAGATCTAACAACGTAAGAGATGGATTTAGGTGGATTTATAATAGCGCCGCAAAATGGCATGAGCAGTTTCCGTGGCTATCAGAAAAAACAATTCAGCGTTATTTAAAAGACCTTGAAAAACGTGGATTACTAATTACTGGTAACTATAACAAGGCAAAATTTGACCGTACAAAGTGGTACAGAATCGATTATGACGCATTAGACAATTTGGGGCCAGCATTGGGACTGACAGTACCAACGATAGGGACTGATCGTCCCAATGGAATGGGACTGACAGTACCCACCAATACCAATAGACTACCAGAGACTACTACAGAGACTACAAAAGAGAATAGTGCAGCTAACGCAGCACCTGAGTTTCCTTGGCAATCTGTAATTGACTATCTCAACGAAAAGACTGGCAAGCATTTCAAACACACTAACACTAACAAGGGATTAGTTATGGCACGACAGCATGATGGATTTAGCGCCGAAGATATGCAAAAAGTGATAGACCATCAATGCAAACTGTGGCTCAACACTAAAGATATGGCTCAGTATTTAAGGCCATCTACTTTATTTAGAGCTAGTAAATTTGAAGGCTATTTGAATGCAGTACCTGATGAGTCAAAACATGAGGGCCGCGAGTATTGGACGGGAGGTTAACATGGAGCACGTTACTTTTGACCAGGGATACATTCAGCGGCTAGCCAATGCCCACCATGTTGACCTGAACCACTTGCCCACTAAGGAAGAATTAGATCGTAAGACGGCTGAACAAGCAGCTCAACAATTGAAACGGGACAAAATGGCCCGGTACTATAGCTACTCGGTTTGGTCCGGAAACATACCGCTCAAATTCTCGTTTGGCAACTGGGATATTGCTAAGCAGGACAATCCACACTTAGCTAAATCACTAGGCAAAAAAGCATTCGTGTTGGCTAAGCAATTAGAAAACCAAAACTTTAACGTGGCTATGATGGGTGATCGTGGCGTTGGTAAAACGTCTTTAGCACTAGCTATGTTGGACCACCTGATGAGCCATGGACGTAGTGGCATGTTTGTATCAACTGCTGAGCTGCTAAGAATGGTTAATGACAAATATGAGGACACTTCACTCCGTTCCAAACTACTCAACATAACGCGTTCAATGATTGAGGTTGATGTATTGGTACTAGATGATTTTGGCACAGAAGGCGGTATGACTGGCAACATCAAACCGGTTCATAAGGATTTGCAAGACATGATGTATCGGGTGTCTAACGCTAGAGTTGATTTTAACCACAACACTGCTAAGGGTATCACCATCATTACAACCAACAACACCAAAGGACAGCTAAAACAGATGTATGAAGGCAAATTTATTGATCGCGTATATCCAGATAACCCAGAACAGCAACTTATTTTTGACGGCATGAAAGGGGTGCGTCACGTATGAGTGAATGTCCATTGTGTCATGGCACTGGCGTTTTTCACCACTGCACGGCAAGCACCGTCACAGCTAGCCCATGTCCTAATTGCAATGAAGTTTTGAAAGAACGGCGTAAACTTGAATTTGAAGAACTAAGGAACGAAACAAAACGACTATTGAGAAAGGGGTAGAGATTATGTCATCAAACAAGAAAATGGCGGCCGCAATCAGGTCGGCTTATGCCAATTATGGCGACGATCCAGATAATTGGCCGGAAGATGTCAAAAAAGAGATCCGCGGTCAAACTGAGGAAGAACACACGGCAGAAAACAAGATCCTACGCCACCTGATTTTACACGGATACACCAACAAATATATTGCACAAGAACGGTCCAAGAAACCGCAATATATACAGCAATTACGTGGCAGAATGAAGAGACGTGACGAATTGGATTTCCAAGCCACGCCAGATGAATTAACACAGCTAAAATATAACGTCAAACACATGAATCGGCCTAACAACCAAGGAGTCGCTAGTGTTATGGGCCGTGACAAGGATTGGGTGCGCTGCATGCGAGAGAAACTACGGGAGGCAGAATAGTGAAATTCATTGATTTGTTTGCCGGAATTGGTGGCTTTCACTTAGGCATGGAGCAGGCTGGTCACGAATGCGTTGGTTGGGTAGAGTGGGACAAGTTCGCTAGAAAAAGCTACCAGGCAATTCATGATGTTAAAGGAGTGTGGAATGCTAGTGATATCAGAACAGTTAGATCTACTGAAATTCCCAGAGCAGACTGCTGGTGTTTTGGCTTCCCATGCCAAGACATCTCGATTGCAGGAAAACAGAAAGGATTCACTGCCGGAAAACGTAGTTCTCTATTTTTTACAGTTACAGGCCTTATTAGAGACCTCGAAGAAAAAGATAGACCCAGCTATTTACTCATTGAGAACGTTAAAAACTTACTTAGTATTAACGGAGGATTTGACTTTCTCAAGCTTCAAATTGAACTGGATGAAATCGGGTACGATGTCGAATGGGACGTTCTCGACTCAGCAGAAGTCGTCCCTCAGCACCGGGAGCGCGTCTTCATTGTCGGACATCTTAGAGGGCAGCGTACCCAGCAAGTATTTCCTATCATCAGAAGTAGCAGACAAGCTACTATCCGGACAGACACAACGAATACCCTTACCACACGGTATGGAGAAGCTCAAGGGGCCGGATCGTACCTTGTTGAAAGTAAACCGTCGCAAGTAAGGCAGATTGGAAACACTATGAACACAGACTATTTTGGCGGAAACCTGCAACCAGGCCGTGTATATGATCCGGAAGGAATATCGCCGACATTAAGCACCATGCAAGGCGGCGGTCAAGAGCCTAAAGTTCTAGTTAATTTACAAGTTAGAAAGCTGACACCACGTGAGTGCTGGAGATTACAAGGCTTCCCTGATTGGGCATTCTACAGGGCACGCGAAGCTGGATTAAGTGACAGCCAATTATACAAACAGGCCGGTAATAGTGTCACTGTTCCAGTAGTTAGGCTAATAGCTGAAAGGATGGCGTTAATCGATGAAGCACGGCGATAAGGTATATTACCACCCGCGCCACGTTAAGCAATCAGCCACATGGATATGCTGGATCGTTCGTGGTGATAGGCGGTTAGCGATGATTAAAGTTAAAGGCAGCCACAGGCATATTGAGGTGGCACCTAGTGATGTTGAGATTGGGAGGACGAATGATGGTACCAAAATTTAGAGCATACATTAAAGATACTGATGATCTTGATTACAACGATGTTCCTCACAAGGGACACTTTGTTTATGGCAATCTTATTGAAGGAGGAAATCAGAGTAATACTGATGCAATTGTTGGTGATTTAATCGAAGCAACTGACGAGTATATAAATCCTGAATGGTGGTGCTCTATTGAAAAAGGTTCGGCTGAGCAGTCTACCGGCCTAAAAGATGCCAATGGCAATATGATTTATGAAAATGATATTATCAAATATTTTGGGGGAAATGAACGCGTAAAAATTAAAACCACTTACGGAATTGTTTTTTATGACTCAGAGCATGGATGTTTTAATTCTCGCATTCAAAACGAAGAACATAACAAAGGTGGAATTAGTCCATTAGACGATTTGATTGTTGGAAACGTACACGAGAACCCAGGACTATTGGAGGCACAGCATGATTGAGGTATATTACAAGCCACAGTTAACTGCCGAACGGTTTGATGGCAGCGCGGACATGATTAAAAATTACTCAATAGGGACTATGCCAGCGATGCAAATTGATCTGTTTGGTGATCTTGATGACGAAAATAATTGGTCAGAACCGAGCTTCAACATTCAGACATTGGGTGGCAAATTTCAACTGCATGTTGGCGATTGGATTATAACCGAAGCAACCGGGTATCGTTTTTTGATTAGCAATGAGAAGTATCTTCAACTGACTAAGGAATTACCAGTGATTCCCAGTGAAATTGCAAATATTATCACGACTTGCAAACAGCAAGGTGAAGAATTGACGAAAGCACTATCCAAACTAGATATTGAGATGAGACAGTACGTGGAAAGTCACGGAGAAGATGTGGCTTATGCGTGGTTATACGGGTATCAGTTGGAGGCACAACATGACACACGAACAGATTGAGTATCGTAATTACGTGATGCAAGGCATGGCAAGCTATGGCGGCGATGTGGCACAGGCGTTAGTGTGGTGCGGCAATCACTTTACCAAACTGAGCAGCAGCCAACGCAACGCGATTAACAAGCTGTCAGTGAAGGAACGCAACCAGGTTATCCATGAGCTGACAATGGTATTTATGTAGGAGGGCGTATGGATAAAACACGAGACGAAATGAACGGCAACCAACGCATGCTTCTGGGCTATCTGGAATCATTGTTGCCAGAAGACGATGTATTGATGGGGCTAGCCGAGTTTCAATCCAGATTAAGCGAGCACAGCGTGCCTAAGGAAGTTTACATTGCTTTGGGTATGCTGAGCAATGCGGAGATTACTAACGTGCTACACGAGCTTACACGGCCATTTTAGGAGGAATGATGGGTGAAACGATCGACGATTAGAACGGTAGAGGATATTCTACGTGATTATCCTAAGATTGATAAGTACATTGAACAGCGCGAACAGGAATTACGTTATCCGGTAACGCCGGTTGATGAGAACGTTGGCGGCGGTCGAGCACAAAACGGATTTGACGATAGCACAGACCGGTTAATTATCACGCTAGATGAGGACAAGCGGATTAACGCACTCAAAAAGCAGCGTCAGGTTATCGATGACTGCTTAGATGAAGTGGGGCCCGATACGCAAGCAATTATTAATGAACAATATTTTCGAAAATATCCGCGCTATACCTTAACAGGAATGGTCGAAAATAATATGTTGAGCGTTGGTAAGTCACGAGCATATAAGCTGAAAAACTTGTTTATAAAGAAGTGTGCTAAAGGATTAGGATTATACGATTTATGAAAAGTGGAAAAAACCGAGAAAATTGACCCCTAATTCGGGTGTAAATTGGTACCATAAGCGATTGATGAAATGGACGTGCATAGCTCAACGGCAGAGCAAAGAAGATACGGGTTCGACTCCCGTTGCACGTATTGGGCAAATAACTAAAAGGAGATGGACTCTCCCGTTCATTGACTGAGTGCCCAAGTGTGATTGTAACTGGCGTTGGCCTGCCAGAAGAGGGCGGTTTGACTTCCGTGTGTGGTTCGATTCCACACCAACCACATTTAACAAGCGTTATTTGATACTTATGTGAAGATAACGCTTACAATGGAACTGTATTAGGGAATACCCCCAAAAACATTTCCTAATACAGCTCCATTTGCATTAGCCAGCATTGCATCGCTGGCAATCATATACACGGTCGTCTCTAACGAGGCGGCCTTTTAGTTTGGAGGAATGGCAATGAGAAACTATCAACGGGACAACTTAATATTCGGCCTGCTGATGGTGCTACTCATTATCGTGTTGGGAGTGTGGCTGCATGCGACACACTGAATATGGCTACGTTAGCCCAGCAGAGAACCATTGCTATCATGACTTAGAGCATTGGTTGGCTGATAAGAAGAAACGTGAGCGTCGTGCTAAGAAGCATGGCGCTTTTAATTTGGAAAATAAGGAGGAACCATTATGGATTTCGGAGAAGCAATTGAAGCATTAAAAGCAGGCGAGCAGTTAAAGCGCAAGGGTTGGAACGGTAAGGGTATTTTCATTGCCTTAATGCCAGGGAACTCCTTTGAGGACTGTGGCGGGCATAAGTGCATGACACACGACTACATCTACATTGATACCACCGGATTGAAAACCACAAATGATTCAGCACCATTGGATCGTGTGCCATGGTTAGCCAGTCAAACAGACATGTTGGCTGATGATTGGGAGGTATTTAAATGAAAAAGCAATTAAGCGATAAAGAGAAGGCCAAGCTATGGGACGATCTGCCAAATTACATTACCGTCAGTCAACCTAACGGGGAGCTGATTAGTTATATCCCGCTTAAGCCCGAAGCTGGTTCCAGTGATGGCATGATTGTCAACAAGGACTATATCTTCACAGAAAACTACAGCGATGAAGAAGCTCATTTTGCTGATATCGATGGAAAGGTTTACTACGAAGGTGCCATGACGTGGGGCAACCATAAGTAAGCACAGGAGGTCATTGACCATGAAAGTAACTATTGAGAGTAACATCGGTGAAAATCAACAAAATGTGAAGATCGAAGGTAAGGTCGAAGATTGTATCAAGATTCTATCGAAGATTGGGTACGGTGATGATCAGAAATCAAAAGAAGATACAGAAAATTTGTACAAAAAAATAATGGAAAATGTGCTTAAGTATTAAGAAACGAAATTCTAAAGGACGGAGGCGTGGTGATATGTAATGACACGTAAATTAACAGCAAAACAGCGCAAGTTTGCAAATGAATTCATTAAAACTAACAACGCATATAAATCAGCTATAAAAGCAGGCTACGCAAAGGGTACAGCTCGCAACGCAACTAAACAATTACTGGAAAATACTGGAATTCATGAATATATCATTAAAAAGACTGGAAATGTTGAAAAACACGAATCTGATGAAGCTGACGAAGTGCTTAGAAATATTTACCGTATCAGTGCCGGCAAGGAAATTGAACGTCATTATGTGCAGATTGATAATCTGGCTAAAGAAGCAGCAGGCGATGATGATTCGCTTGGTGCTCGCATTGGATACATGGTAGATAACACAACATTGACACCAGCCTCGACTAAAGAGCAGGTAGCTGCAGCTGAACTGTGGTTCAAACTAAATGGTAAGCTCAAAAATGACAGCAAAGAGGTCGAAGAACAAAAGATTCGCAAGCTAGAAGCTGAAGCTGATGTGGCAGAACAAAAGGCTCGTGATGCTAGAAGCGGTGGCCAAGATGTTGGTAAGCAGTTTGACAAGATGTTCGAGCGGTTGAAGGAGGACAGCGACAAATGACAACTTATGCTGATTTGAAGTATACAAAGAAGCAAGTCGAAGTCTTCAAGCAGTTTGACCGTGACGACTGGTCACTAATGATAAATAGTGGGGCCGTTGGTTCTGGCAAGACGGTCATTGACAATGACATGTTCTTGCGTGAGCTACTGCGGATTGGTAAGTTAGCCCAATCAATGGACAAAAAAGCACAATACATTTTAGCCGGATTTTCTAGTAAGACGATTGCTAACAACGTGCTACAAGAAATCATGCAGGCTTACCCTATGCTTAATATTAAGTTTGATGTGCATGGCGCTTTTGAATTGTTTGGCGTGCGTGTTGTACAAGCCTATACGGGTTCAATTGCCGGTATGGCATCTATTCGTGGTATGAATGCCTGGGGAGCTTATATCAATGAAATGTCACTAGCTAATGAACAGGCATTCACGGAAATCCGTAATCGTGTACGTGGATTTGAAGGTGCTAGAATCATTGGTGATACCAATCCAGATACGCCAACCCATTGGCTGAAACGAAAATACATTGATCAGGCTAAGGACAAGTCAAAAGGTATCATCTACAATCACTTCACGATGGACGATAATACATTTTTGCCTAAGAAATACGTGCATGATATGAAGGCACAAATGAGTGGCATGTTCTATGATCGCAGCATCTTAGGATTGTGGGTTGCTGGTGAAGGATTGGTTTATGGCGACTTCGATAAGTCCAAGAATGTTATTAGCCACTCGGAGTTTGATAAACGTACCGCGGATCAAACACTTAACTACTATTGTGGCGTCGATTGGGGCTACGAGCACGATACGTCGATTGTGGTGCTTGCTGACGATAATCGGGGTAATACGTACTTGGTTGAGGAACACACCGGCAATTTACAACAGATTGACCATTGGGTTAGTGTCGCTAAGCAGATACAGCAAAACTATGGGTACAATATTCCATTTTATTGTGACACGGCCCGGGTTGAACATATTGATGAGTTTCAAGCTAATCATATTAACGCATTGTATGCCTATAAGGCAGTGCTAAAAGGCATTGAAATAGTTGCCGGTAAAATTAAGCAACGTCAGTTTATGGCTGTTCAAGAGGGCATGCAACAATTCTTAGACGAGGTTTATCAATATGTCTGGAACGATAAAACGGGTGAGCCGGTTAAAGAGCATGACCATGCCATGGATGCTGTACGATATGCGATTGCAACAAAGTTGTGGAATAAAAATAACGAACAACCGGATAACAGTTATAACGATCAAACAAAGCTATTAGCTGATAATGGGTTGATCGATTATCCTGATGATTTTTGGTGATTTATTAATATTCAAAATAGACACTCAAAATGGACAGCTGATTAAACAAATAAAAAGCAGGTTTTAAGCTTACGGACTTTGAATTTATAGAATATTCGGTCTTTTAAATTGTATTGTCCATATAGAGTACACCTAGATTAGACATTTAAGCATAGGTTTTGAGGTGAAATTGATGGCAAAACTCATGACAATGGAAGAGTGGAAAAAGCAAGCAACTACCAAGGACACAGCACCGCTTGATATGAATGTGTTTGAACCAATGCTGAATGGCAAGCCACTAGAATTTACCGATAGAGGCATTACTTATTCAGTACCAATTGGTTTAGATGTTAAATATATTATTGAAGCGATGGCAGAATTGATTAACGAAAATATTAATGAAGAAGATAAAACGGTCAGCGACTCTAATAGGTTGCTGGCCGTTAAGTTTGCACATAATTATTGCCAACTACACGAAATCGAGGTGAACAATGATGGCAGAGACAAACGACAAGACAGCTCACAGCCTGTCAATTAATCCTGAGCCTAACTCGATTAGCCTGTTAAATGGCAAACGTTATGGTGGGCGCTATGCATTCGACACTAATCAAAGATACAGCATTCCACAAGCAAGATGGGGCGCTATTAAAGATACCCCAGCGGCGTTTGAAGATTTAGTGCAGTGGTACGTTAACGATCACTACACAAATCAATTGCCACGAATTCTTGAATTGGAACGTTATTACCAAGCAGACAATAACATTCATTACTGGTTGTCTAACAAGAAGAGCCATCGAGCAGATAACCGTATCTCTAGTGCATTGGCGCGCTATATTACTAACATTCAAGTAGGATATGAGTTTGGCACGCCATTAACGTTCGGGTACCAAAACAAAGATGATGACACCGACACTGGTGAAGGGCCAATGCAAGCACTAGCTGATTTTAATCAAACCAATGATGAGCCGTATCACGAAAAGATTATGGGCAAGAACTTAGCGAATACTGGTCGTGCGTATGAGCTGCTATATGTAGCAGACGGGTCAAAATATCCACGAGTTACGGCAATCGATCCCAATAGTACGTTCGTAGTCTGGTCTACCGACGTAGAACCCGTAGAACTATTTGCTGTGCGTTATTACGTCGTTAAGGTGGCAGATGAAACAAACTATCAAGTTGAAGTCTATACGGATAAGAACGTTTATCACTTTACAGCGGGTGACGAACCCGATAGTGATTGGAATCTGACAGACACCGAAGAACACTTTTTCCAACAAGTACCGTTAACTGAATATAGCTTAAATGAAGAACGCGTGGGCACTTGGGAGACTAAGCTTGATGAAATTGATGCCTATGACCAAGCGTTATCTGAAATGGCTAACAGTCAAGAAGACTTTAGCAATTCAAGGCTGATGATCAACGGAAAAGTTGCCAACAATTCCGGCAAGTCAGAGCAAAAACTAGGCCCAGACGGTCAGCCAGTTTACATTGACAATGTGAGGGGTGGATATACAAATGAAGCCACAACCAACGGTAAAAGTAATGCACCCGTTATGGTTGAAAAGGTGCTTGATAGCAACACAAACATTCTGTATCTACGGCCATATGTCCAGAAAAATCCAAACGGATCGCCAACTATTGTGCCAACATCGGCAGCTTATCTGACTAAGTCGTTGAATGCTAGCGAATGGCAAATTTACATTAACCAATTGTTATCCGACATTCATAAGGACACAAACACACCCGACACAACTGACCAAAACTTTGCGGCCAATGCGTCAGGTGTTGCTATGGCTTATAAACTGTGGGGCAGTGATCAAGAGATGGCCATGTCGGAAACACTTTATCAGCGTGGCATGCGTCGCCGATTGCGGTTGTTAATGACTTATTGGAGCTATCTTAAAAATAACAACGTTACGATCACCGGTGAAAACAATCCGGCCGACAATGTGACAATCACATTCACGCCTAATCTGCCTAAGAACAATCAGGAAACGATGACGCTTATTCAAGGCCTCAATCAGACGGGCAAATTTTCTGCAGAAACATTGCGTAATTTGGCTGAACCGATTACTGGGATTCCGGCTGATCAAGAAAAACAACAAGTAGATGATGAGTCTGGCGATCAAGATGAACGAACAACAAATATGATTGCCGCTGCGCAAGCCAAACTGCAGAACATGAATGGGGTAGGTGATAGCGTTGACGACGATCAAGAAGGAACGCCAGAAGATTCGCCAACTGGTCAAACAGGACAAGGCGAACAGTCAGACGATCAATAGCTTCTATCAGCAATCCTTAAGCATTATCGCCAACCATCTAAAAAAGTTCTATAACGAGTACGCCGATGATAGTGGGTTAACTCTTAATCAAGTATCGTCAGCAGTTAGTTCATGGGACACGCAACACTTTTACGCTGCTATTAACGAAATGTTAACGGACGTTCAACCCGACGATAAACTATCTAAGCAGTTACAGGCTGCTTATGTCAAAGCATCATTAACCAAGCGAGATATGTTGGGTGCAATGATTGGGGCTGGTATGAGTATTGCGACAGCGAGAAGCGAACTCTATGGTGTCACAGAACTAAATAGACAGCGTTCGGCAGCGTATGCGGATAACTCTTCACGTTCACAGCAAAGCGTTCCACAGAGCACTGATCAGGCCGAATACGTGCAACGATTATGGGTGCACCAAGAAGTTATGGCTAATCGCATGATTGAGACCTTAAATAAAGGTCTGAGTCGGGGTATTTCAGTAACCGCAATGAACAAGCTAACTCGCAGTATTCCACAGTCGGGTGATCGAATTGATGATAACTTGGCAACACCAATGAATCAGCTATTATCTCGAATTGATGGATTAATGCAGACACAATCTGTTGAGAACACCAATGAAGGTAAACGACAAGCTTACAAAGATAGCGACGTTAAATTTGTAATGTGGCTAACCGAAGAAGACTACCATGTTTGTGATATTTGCCAACCATTGGACAAGCAGATATTTCCATTCGGCCAAGCGCCGATTCCTCAAGAAGATACGCACCCACGTTGTCGATGCCAATTGGTAGCGTGCGATGAAGATGGTAATTTACTTGATGGCCAACTAGACGGCATGATGACAGGTGAATTTGATTAGGGGCTATTTTTCACTAATAGCCCCTTAAAAACACTTAAAAATAAGGGTAGTTAACAAAGAATCAAAATTATAGGGGTTATTTATCTGCTTTATATGATAATAACTCCTATTTTTGTGGGCTTTTTCTTACTTGCAGCCCTAAAAGAACAAGCAATTTAGTCATTCGGACTTTAACCGATCTAGTCTGCGGACTTTAAAAAGGAGCTTTTACGATGAAGATGAACTTGCAATATTTTGCTGAACCTGGTGAAGAACCAAAGCCAATCGATCCTGATAAGGAGCAGCAACAAGAATCTAAAGATCAAGAACCATCCGGTAAAACATATTCACAAGATGACGTGAATAAAATGATGGGTGCCAAAGCTAAGCAGCTGGAAGAAAAGTTTAATGGTCAGCTGGAATCCCTGAAAGAAGAATGGATGTCCAAAGGGGAAGAACGCGCTGGCATGAATGCACAACAGAAGGCCGAAGCAGAACTCGATGACAAGCGACAAGCCCTGGCAGACCAAGAGAAACGATTGCAGGAACGACTAGACGCCGTTGATGAGAAAAATGCTTTGGCTGCAACCAAGTCAGCCTTAACGGATAGCAAGATTCCTGTTGAATTTGCAGAATTCGTTACTTCTAAAGATGACGATGTACGTAAGAACAATATCGACAAGTTTATTGACCTGTTCAACAAGGCTATTCAAGATGGCGTAGAACAACGTGTCCAGGGCACACATACGCCACAAAACGGTGGCCAAACAGTTCCTGGATCACTGACACGAGAAGATTTTGCCAAGCTCAACATGGATCAGCAAACTCAAATTTATCGTGAGAATCCAGATTTATACAACAAACTTAAATAGGAGGTGTAGGTAATGGCTGTAATTAACGGCAATCCTACGAATTTTAGTAACTTAATTGAACCAACAGTATTTCTTGATTGGGTCTATCGACAAAATACGCAAACTAATCGTTTTGTGGCGTCTGGTGTTTTAAAGAACGATCCCATTTTAGGCGGACGTTTGCTTCAACCGGGTCGAACAGTCGAAATCCCGGCAATGAACGACTTGTCTGGCGATGCTGATGAATGGAACGATACGCATGATATTCAAACGAATGGTGTCGACTCCGCAATGGAACACGGCATTAAGATGTATCAAAGTAAATCGTTTGGTAATACTGACTGGGGCGATTTGATTTCTGGTGCAAGCACTCAACAGCAGATTGCTAATCGTTTCGGCAATTGGTGGACGCGCCAAGATACTGGTCTACTGCTGAATACGGTAAAAGCAACTTTCAACAACGCAGATATTGCAACTGCAAAGTCTTATGGCGTTGGTGCTGAAAAGGAATTATCCGCCGCAGACTTTGTTAAAGCACTTGCTCGAATGGGCGATGTAATGGATAACACGCTGTCAACTTTAGTAGTGAATTCGGCTGCGTACTCAGATATGCGTGAGCAACAGTTGATTGAATACTTACAACCAGCTGGTGCAGCTACTCCAATTGCTACGTACCAAGGCATGAGTATCGTTCAAGATGATAGCATTCCGGTCGCCAATGACGGGACAACCTATGCATTAATCTTCGGGCCTGGTGCCATTGATTATGCAACGGCTACGCCAAACAATGGATTAGTGGTACAACGTGATGAATTTCAAAAGGGCGGCATGGTAGCTATCATTCAAAAACGAGTAGTGACTTGCCATGTGGCCGGCACTAACGTTGACTTAACGCAGACTAATCCTGACACCTACCAAGCTGATTTGAAGGCCGGCACTAAGCCACTGTTTGCTGTTTCTTATGATCCACGACAGATTCAATTGGTTAAGTATGGATTCAAGGTTGGTACGGATTACGTAGTGCCAACAATTAATGCGCCTAAGAAGGCAGCAACCAGTGGTTCAAATTCTTCAGGTAGTGGTAAGTAGAAAGGTGATTAGGTATGGAAGACACACTAACACCGGAAGATATCAAGAGTGATATTAATATCTTCCAGGGATTTAGCGATGCTCATATTAAAGAGCGGTTAGATGACGCGGCACTTAAGGCTAGTCATGATCAAATTTCAGATGACGCGTTAATCAACGCCACAAGAGCTTGGACGCGTCATCTGCTATACAAGGACTGGTTCATGAACTATGGTGGTGTTCAATCTGCAAGTACGTTTGGTAACTCACAGACAATGGTCAATTTTAATGGATATGACGACTACCGTGCTGAGTATGATGACATCGTTGATGATTATGGTGTGTCGGACTCAATGGGAGCGGTGTGGACTGAATGACTGAAGACTTTGATAATACTGCAGAGGCAATTAGACGATTACAAGAGTTGCAGTCGGTGAGGTTGTCCGTGGGTGTGCCGTGGCTTAATAATCATTTGAACATGATTGCTATGGTCCAGGAATACGGTAAGACGATTGTTCCAGTCAATCGACAGTGGTTGGCGTTGCCAACACCGAACTCAGGTGATAAACGGCCAGCGGATTTTCAAAACCTTTTCTTCATGTTAGGAAAAACTGCTGATCAAGCCTATTTAGCCATGCCAGATGCCAATAGTGGTTTTAAAATCATGTTTATTCTGCGCAAGAGTGTTGTGATCCCACCACGGCCATTCTTGCGTTATTCGTTTAATCACCATCTCGGTCGGTGGACAGAGTTGGGAGCCGACTTGGCTTTTAAGTGTATGGTCGGTGAAATTGAGCCGAAAGATGTGTACTCAGTATTGGGAGAAGCGATGGTCAAAGACATTAAGCAAACCATTACTGACTTCAGCACACCAAGTAACGCGCCATTAACTGCCAAGAATAAAGGATTTAATGATCCGTTAATTGATAGTGGAGAACTGCGTGACTCAATCACGTGGATTACAGAAAGGATTTGAGTTTATGAGTATGGAATTAGTTATTGTTGCAGCAAAGACGGGGACAGATGGTGCTTATATCACACCAAGTCGTGACACGGAACAAACGAGTGACATTGCCTTCTTCCCAGAAGGCGATCCAAAGGTTGTCAAGATTACGGGGTACGCGCCTGGCGATACAATTCCAAGCGGCAAATATTTTGCTGCTTTCTATAATCCAGACACCAAAAAGTTCCTGGGACAATTTGTGTCAGTATCTGGATTCACGGTTGCAGGCGAATCAACACCGAGTGATCTTAAAGTAACGCCAACCGATACTGGTGCTGAAGTTGCAGCAGGCAACTAGCGATGAATTTTCAAAATTTTGGGAATTTTGGATTCATGAATGACATGTTAGCTGAAGACCTGACAATCACCATTCCAGGTCATGACACCGGAGATTCTGATGAATTAGGTCGACCAATCATGGCCCCAGCTACGGCAAAAAAGGTGCATGAGCCGATTGTTAATTCGACTAATCCAAACATGACGTATACCCCAGAATTGGGTGGTCAATTGCCTGTAGGCACACTTTATTGGTTATCAGGTCTAGTTGGCTGCCCCAAAGGAACAAAGGTGCAACGAGCTTCTGGCGCGACCTATGAGGTCATTAATCACGGTGATGATTTTGCGGCTGGACGTGTGTACTACCAGTTGAAGGAGGTTGGCACTGATGAGTGAGTTCAACCTGTATGATGATGTTTCAGCAGCACTGGTAAAACAAATTAAAACGTATATGCCACAAGTTACGGTTCGTCCGGAGAGCGTTAAACACTTTACGCCTGATTATCCGTATGTTACGTACAAAATTTATGACGATTACGACCGAGTGCTATTTAATACCGTGAATGAAGAAATTTTTGATATTCACGTTCAATTTAAAGCCGTCTCAAATGACGAAGGAGAAGCTAAAACACTCGGTCACGAGTTGCGGAAGCTTTTTTTCTTGCAACAACCAGCGTATGAGCTATTTCAGCAACACATTGTTGCCAAGGATTGTAACACGATTCCATCAACTGACACGTTTCTTGACGTTGATTGGCAGTTTACGTCTGGTGCTGACTACACGTTTGGTGTTCAAGACAACTTCACTGATGAGACGCAAACGGGAATTATTGCGAGTGTTGACCCGCAAATTAATACAAAAGGAGCTGAATAAATTTTGGCAATTAAGCAAACAACAGACGTCCACTTTATTGTTGCTATTCATGCGTTAAAGACCTCAGGTGACACGCCAGCCGTTGGTATTGCAACTAAAGGGGCAGACGCAACAACTAAGGCGTCTATTTATACAGACTTAGATAGTCTGTCAGCAGATTTTGATGAAACAACTGGCGTTTACTCCCAAGCGGAGGCAATGTTTGACGCTGACAACTTCAAGGGTCCAGTGGAAGTTGTCACCTATCCTAATGTTGACTCAACGACCCCAGCCAATGTTAAAACGACGGGAACAACTACTGGTGCAACTGTCACGGCAACGACCACACCTGGGATTGTGGTTGGTCTGGCTGAACACCTATTTGATGGATTCAAGTATTTAGTTCTGGACGGGGCTACTGAAGCAGAGACTGAGGCCGTATCAGACTTTTTGTATGACAACCAACGTATCATGCTGGTTACGCAACCTAAGTCGGTTACTGATCTCCAAACGTTGTCCACCCATGTTAAGGGCATTCAAACAAAAAAGAATTCGCTTGGGAATACAGCAGCTATTGTTGAAACGGCTAGTGATCGTTTTGTGGCTGCTCAAGCGGCCGCATACGCTGCAGCCAACTTACCAGTTGATTTTCAGCACATTGGTAATCAGTCACAGTTCAAACCAGACACCGATTTATCAACCGGTGATTACGACACGATTGCTGCAGCTAATGGGACAGTAGTTGTAAACAAGTCTGGTGATTACATGTTGCTGAACGGCCTAGCTTTGGCCGGCAACTACGTCGACCAATTTGTTCATACACAACTGGTCATCGATACGTTCCAGACGGCATTGCAGAAATATCTTAATCGTCATAACTTCCCAATCTTCAATGACGCCACGATTAAAGAAATGGCACAAACCATTGAAGCTTGCGGTCAGCAACTGCAACAGCAAGGCGTATTGGCTAGTGCTGTTGAAATTACTAGTGTGCCTCGTTCTAATGTGCTTAACAGTGATGTGGCCGCACGTAAGTACAACGGATTCGGGTTCAATGTTCAGATTGCCGATGATATTGATACGATCAACGCCAAGATTGATTTGACACTTTAAGGAGGGATAAGTTATGGCACTCACTTTATCAAACGGAAAAGAAGTCAATTTATATTCCGCACGGTTCTTACACATTTATTTGTTGTGGAAAGGCCAATCGAAAGAATTAGGTGGCTTTCAAAACGGTGAAGCTTTTAGTTCACAACGTACGGCTGAAGATACAACTATGCAAGGCGATTTTCACTCAAACGTTATGTTCTTCGACACTGACGACGAGACTGGGACACTAACGTTGAATACCTATCCGGGCACTTCAACCACTGATATTCTGTTCAAACTCTATCATTTACAACACGATGAAATGCAAGCAGGACTATTGAGTGCTGACCAAATGTTTGGCCTCAATATCGTCAATGATTCTACTGGTGAAAAGATCACTGCAGAAGGCTGCCGTTTAGCCGGCCTGCCTAATAACCAAGGTAATGAGCAAGCATACTCGCTGGCCTGGAAGGTGCTGGCAGGTTACTACCAAGACACCGGTGCCGATGTTGACGACTCAATGTTTACAAACTAAAAGCGCACTAACCGGCCGTTAAAGGCAGATTAGCGCGTTGTTTTCATGTTATACTGACTGAGCAAGAAGTACATCGACAAACGCGACAAATAAAAAATCCGCCCCTTAAATAACTTTGGCTAGTTACGGGCGGAATTTTATTTGTCGTGTTTAACTTGCCACCGCCTTTAAAGCGGCTTGCAGGGGGCGGTGTGATAGCACCGACCTTTTTCTATGCCCACATTATAACACATTTTCAAATTGCAATCTTACAAATAGACTATGAGGTCACCAGACGGTGTCCTATTTTTAATTAAGGAGAGACTTTTATATGTCAGAAAAAGATGAACAAGCCATTGCAGCGTTTATGGATAATCAATTTGAACGAACGGTAGAATATACCGATTCGAAGGGTGACAAGAAGACTCGTAAGATCACGCTACAAGATCCTGGATTTGATATTGCCTCACAAGCAATTGATGCCCTAAATGTTGGTGAAGATACCGGAGACGCAGGGCGACTGTTTGACCTTATTATGCATAACGTATTAGTTAATCCACATATGGATTATGAATCATTGAATGCAGATGTTCCAGACGACATTAAGAAGAAGACCGTTACTAAGAAAAATCGTAGCGGTAAAGATGTGCATATCAATATGGTTTGGCCAGGTTATCGTACTGCTTTACAGATTGTTTTCATGTCAACTCGACCATCTGGGGCATCTAATATGAACGGTACGATGACCAAGCTCAATCGTGAGGTCTTTCGCACAGATAAGAATGAAGTATTGAAAATGAACTTCTGGGACGCTACAGGAGATGGTAGCGGGCTAGGCATGATTGCCATGAAGGAAGCTACTAATTTCTTAGCAGAAATCACGGACCGTAACGGTGACCAATCGGTATTGGGTAAAGCGTTTCAGTTTCTTATGGAGTCGTTACAACAAGTTAAACTCTAAGTTTACCGACGATCATGGCAATGTTGATCAGTCGTTATTAGACAAGGTGGTTGACAAGCGCATGGCCTTTGTTAACCCAGCGCTGTTTCTAGGAATGACAGAACATGATATACGGCAACAGACACAAGATGAATTTTTGGTTAGCAATGAAATTGCTGAACGGATTGGTAAGGAATTAAAAACAATCATTGCAAAAGGCGTGTCTGATGGAGTCCTAATGGCTCTAGGAAAAATATTAGGTCAGAAAGGAGGGAAATGATGGCAGAAACTAAAGAGTTGCGGCATGCCGGTATTGGCATTGATCTTAACGTCAATGGACTAGAGGAATTTCGTAAGGCAAACTCGATGCTTGATGACTTCATGCGTTCGTTTCATGAAATCACTGGTCAGGCTGATAAACTAAAAGAATCACTAGGTTCCGGGCTTAACATATCTCGTGATGTTAATCAGTCTAAAGAAAGCATGGCTGGCTTTCAAAGTGAGTTTCGTAAGACGGCGCAGCAGGCTGATATTTTTAAGCACAATCTGGACTTTTCCAATGTAGGGGCTAAAGATACTGAATCGATGCGTAAGCTCAACGATCAAGTCAAACAAATTTCTGGAAAGCCTATTGAAGGAATAAGTGGAAATTTTAAAAAAGCAAACGAATCCATTAAAGGCAGCAAGGAGTCTTTAGGCAAATATCACGAACGCTTAGATGAGTTAAATAGTGCTTCTAAAAAGACATTTGATGGAATACGCAAAGGATCAGGGCTTGTAAAGAAAGTGGTAGGGGCAGCACTAGTGTCCAATGCGGTTATATCTTCTTGGTATGCTTTGAAGGGGGGCATTAGTAATGCTCTGAAAGCTGGGAAAGAGTACGACAAAGAACAACAGGTAATGAGTGCAACTTGGCAAACATTGACTGGTTCAGCTAAAAAAGGTCAAAAAATGGTTAAAGCAATCAACGATATTTCGGTTAAATTTGGACAGTCAGCGGGCCTAGTTAATGAACTAAACCAACAATTTTATCATGTTTTAAACAAGCAGGGGCCAACTGATCGGCTGACTAAATCTTTGTTAACTATGGCTGATACTTTAGGCATGGGGGCTGAAAACACCAAACGCTTAGGCCTTAATTTCACACATATGATGGCTTCCTCTAAGATGCAATTGGGCGACTTCAATATGATTTCAGACCAATTACCAATGTTTGGTGAAAAACTGTTAGAGTACGAACGTAAGGCAATGAAGAATTCACATCTAACGATGAGCCAGCTTAGAGCTGATATGAGCGCAGGAAAGGTTAGCGCAAAAGATGCAGAAGCTGTCATGAATGGGCTGGGTAAGAAATACGCTAAAGCTTCAGAAAATATGATGAAGACACTTCCTGGCATGGAACGTGTCATGTCCGCACGAGGGTCTGCGTTATTTGGTGCACTTGAAAAGCCTTTTATGAAAGCAAAAAACCCAATCTTTTCTGCTATCTCTAAATGGGTTTCTGATAAAAACACCGAAAAGGAATTTACTAAAGTTGGGTCAGCTGCTTCTAAGGGATTAAACACGATTACTAAGGCATTTGCTAAAGTTTTTAACCCTAATAATGCGCCACATTTTGCCGATGAAATGATGCAGAGTTTGGCCAAATCGGTTACTGATATATCGAGAACTATTGCAAGCCACGCTCAATCCATAGTTGAGTTTTTTAGAAGCTTTTACTACTCTTTAAAGATATTAAAGGATGTTGGTTTGGGATTCTTCAAAGGAATTGCATCAGGGCTTAGCGCCATTGCTACACCAGTTGCTAAAATGGGTAGCAATAGTAAACACATTCGTAGTTTTTCAGATTCTTTGGCATCTATTTCCAAACACAGCAAAGGACTTCAAACTGCTGGGAAAATTCTAGCTGGTATGTTTGCCGCTAAAAAGCTTTTAGGCATGGGTACTGGGATTCTGGGACTAAGAAAGAACATTTTAGAGTTCACGTCATCAACGAGACTAATGGGATCAGCCATTAAATTACTTCCCTGGGCTTTATGGATTGCAGGTATTGCCGCGGCAATTGCAATCTTAGTTAAGCTATACCAGCATGATAAAAAATTCCGCAAGTTTGTTAATGGCATTATGGCATCGGTTAGAAAGATGGCTAAGTCGTTTAAAAATTTGTGGGGAGACGCCAAAGGCATCTTTAAAAATGGATTTAAGACAATTGAAAGCATTGTTAATGTTGGAATTGATGTTCTAACTGGCGATTGGAAAGGCTTTAAGAAAGACGGCGTTAAGCTGATCAAATCATTTTGGTCCTTAGCCAAAGACGTCTTTAAGGCTGACTTTGACTTTATCAATGATCTGACTGGTGAAAAATTAGAAAAAATGACTAAGGCATTTAGCAATACCTGGAAAGATATTGGCAAGGGCTGGAAATCATTTTGGAATGGGATATCTGATTGGTTTGGCGATCTCTGGAAAGGTATCGTTAAGCACGTTCAAGATGGTATCAGCAAGGTTATTGATGTACTTAACTTGGGAATTAAAGGGATTGATTCGGTTATCAGTGCGTTTGGTGGCTCAAGCAAAGCAATTAGCCCAATCCGTTCAGTTCACTTAGCAACTGGAACCGGTGCTTTATCTGGTCAGCGTAGAGCGATTACTAAGCCAACCATGGCTATGTTGAATGATGGCCATGATTCGCCAGAAACTGGTAATCGAGAAATGCTAATTCACCCTAATGGTATGGGTGAACTGATTAAGGGAACCAATGTTATGCGCATGTTAGAGCCGGGCGCTGAAGTGCTGAATGCCACGGAAGCCAAAATGGCTATGAGCATGCAACACTTTGCTTCGGGTACTGGCTTCTTTAGTAATCTATGGAAGGGGACTAAAAAGGTGGCTGCTGATGCAGTCGGTGGTGTCGAATCAGGCATTTCAGGCATTGGAAATTTTGCGTCGAAAGCTTGGCATGGTACGACACACTTGCTGAGCACGATTCAAAAGATTATTGCCGGACCTGGCAAGTATTTAAATAGTCTTATGGGCAAGAAGCCATCAGGACAAGGCACTATTCTTAGTGACTTTGCCGGTGGCTTTTATAATTCCATGAAAAAGCAAGCCTCGACTTGGTGGTCCTCACTTTGGTCGATGGCGTCTGGAGTGCTAGATAGTAGTGGAACCGGTGGCAGTTGGCGTCATGATCCAGGATTGACTAAGACCAATGGATTTGGAGCATCTCGTAGCTTTGGATCACATGATGGCGTAGATTTTTCTGGATCGTTGGGATCTCCTATTTTAGCAGTTCATGGTGGTAAAGTTACACACACCGGTCGGCCATTACACGGATGGCCTTATAGTCAGCTTGGAGATGTTATCACAGTTGCTAGTGATGATGGGTACCAAGAAATTTATCAAAAATTTGGCGGAATGAACAATATTAAAACCAGTACGGGAGATATCATCAAGACTGGACAGAAGATTGCTACTTTAGGTCACTTGAATGGGGCTGGTAGCGGATCACACGTTCATATTGGGGTGTCTCATGGTTCCCTTTGGGACCATGGTGGATCTAATACTAGTGGGTGGTATGACGTTACTAAGATGCATGGTAAGGATAATGGGTCATCAAAACTAAGCCACTCTCACACTGGTGGAGCTATGCATAAGCTCATTCAACAGGAAACTGGTGGAATGATGGGGTGGATTAAGAAACATCTATCACCGCTTATGGATGATGGTGGTGGCTCGATGGGCAATCCCGGTGGCGCCGGTGTTCAGCGTTGGAGATCTTATGTCAAAAAGGCCTTGAGTGCTTTGAATCTGTCTACTTCCGGATCAATGGTCGATAGAATTCTACGTCAGATCAATACGGAATCTAGTGGTAATCCAAAGGCTATGGGTGGTACAGATGGATTGAGTGATGGTCATGCAGAAGGACTTATGCAAGTAAAACCGGGAACTTTTGCTGCCAATAAATTATCCGGACATGGCAACATTTGGAATGAATATGACAATATCCTTGCTGGACTTAACTACGCCAAGCACCGATATGGAAGCGGCCTAAGCTTTTTGGGAAACGGACATGGTTATGCTAAGGGCGGAAAAATACCAAAGGGCCAACTTTCAGTTGTTGGGGAGAAAGGTTGGGAACTTTTCCAACCCAACACTTCGGGAACAGTGATTCCACACGAAGCTTCAGAGAGGTTGATTAATGGTAGCGGCAAAGGCAAAGTAACCATTAGTGCGCCCACTAAGGTGGTTATTCAAGGTAACGCTGACAAGTCAGCAATTGACGAGTTAGATAGCCGGTTAGAAAAACGTAATGATGATTTAGTTGAAAAGTTCCGCGAACTTTGGGGACTAAATGATGAAGGAGGGCTTAATGTCTGATGGCTAGTAAAACGAAGAAGCTTAATTTAAAGGGTAAGAGTGACAAGAAGATTGCCAACGAAACCCAGAAATGGAAGAAAACCGTTTCTGCTGATGCGGCCAAGATTTCTAAGGCCGGCAAGGCGATTACTGCTGCCCAAAAGAAAATTGACACGGCTAATGACTATTTAAACAAAGCCAATGGCTATAAAGCTAAGAGTTCAGCTTACGACGCTCTTGAAACTCAAATCGAAGCGCAAGAGAAGTTGCTTGCTAAGACAAAGAGTTCGACCAAGAAAAAAACAATTACTTCCAAAATTACGTCACTGAAAAAAGATAAAAAATCATTAGTAAGTGATATGAAGAAAATTGCCTCCTCAGCTGGGTACCAGAAACAAATGTCAGCAAAAACCAAGGCACAAGCGAACATTAAAACGGAAAAAAGTAAGATTAGCAGTCTAAAGACTAAGAAGTCTAAAGACAAAAAAGTTTATGGCCAATATTCATCTACAAATGCTGCACGCAAGTTAGCTGCACGGAAAAAACTTCAAAAGGCTAATAGCAAGAGTGTTCGATCCAAGATTAAAGCGGCCAAGAAAAAGTATAGTGGCCAAACGGCTATCTATCGTGCTGATTTAAAGACTAGTCGAGTATTTATGCTAGGGGAATTTGATCCGTCAGAAACTAATGATCAAGATGTGCCAACTAATGAAGTTGACAAGTCTGATCCACGAACTAACTACAGCGTGCGTAATTCTAAGCAATTATCCGGGACTTACTATTTATTTGGTAAGTCTTTTTCTGATTGTGATAAGCAGTATGAAATCTTACAAGGTTGGGCACGTAAGGGCGTTGAGGTCACTGTACGAGGCTTCTCTAAGTGGAATCATGCTTATCTATCGTCAGTTGGCAAGACGGCTTATACAGCAGGCAATAAAAATAGCATGCAGCTATCAATTACCTTCACGTATGCCCGAAAAGACAAAGTTGCTTATGCCAAGAAAAAGACTAAAAAGAAGTCAAAGTCTTCGACGGGAGCAAAGACCGGCACCAAGAAAACAACGCACAAAACGGTAACGGTAAAGTCTGGTATGACCTACTGGTCGATTGCTCAAAGCCATAATGTGTCAGTTTCTAGCCTGGAAAAGATGAACAAGTGGCCAGCTACTAAGCTGCCAATTGGTGTGAAAGTGAGGTATCAATGATGACTGTTCATGACACGATACCAATCGAACCAGATGATATGCCATATAATCGCCAAGTAGATTTAGACTCCGGAAGTTATATCTTTGGATTTCAGTGGAATGAGATTGATCGTACCTTTACGATAGATGTTTCTACGCTTGATGGTGTTGCTATTCGTCAAGGCGAAGTGCTGGTGCTTAACCAACCGCTTTGGCGGAATATTAACATTGATGGCTTGCCAGCAGAAACGATTATTCCTCTGGACGAGTCTGGAAATGAAATTGAAATTGATCCAGGCAATCTGGGGGATACCGTTAATTTATGTATTGATGATATTCCTGATGGCGAGGTGTGATTGTAATGTCAGTAAAAGTTAAAAGTGACGGTTACTATTGGGGGTACACAACAGCTATTGTGATCACTCATAACGGGGCCAAACTTACTTTATCTGAAAAAAACAGTGTTCCGATCAATTATGAAGTACCGTCTGATGACGGTGGCAGTCCGGCAACGTGTACTGTCACCGTTTTTAATTTGGCCAAAAACCATCTCAACAAGATTCATAAAGGTGACCATATAACGCTGCATACGGGACCAACAGGACTCTATGGTCTACTTACCGAGGGGACCATTTCGCAAGTCTCACCGGAGACGAGAGACGGCATGGATAAGGAAACACAGATTACGTTCACTGAAGGTAAGGACTACAGCAAAGAAAAACGATTGTACAGCAAGTTTAATGGATCAAAAACGGTTACACATAAGGTTAAGACGAGCGACGGTAAGACAATTTCGTATCAAACTAAGCAAGTTAAAAAGGTAAACATTGCCTTTCAAAAAAATGTTAAAGCTAGTCAAATTATCGCCCGGATTAAACGCGACGCTAAGATTGACATTGCCGCAGTGCATTTAAAAAAGAACAAGGTTTACAAGAAAGGCTACTCGCTTTCATCTAAGCCGTTGGCCGCTATTAAATCAATCGCTAAGGATTGTGGAAGCAAGGCCTACTATCGACGAGGCGCGATTTATATTGATGATTGGCAGAAGCCTAACCCATACAATGAGCATTTGTATCTAGCGATGACTAATGGACTAACGCAAGAGCCAACTTATAACAGCACTGACGATGGTTCAGCAACCTGGGCGCTAGAGTGCTTCGATGATCCACGAATACTAGCTGGTTCAGCTGTCTATGTCAAATCAACGGAGCTTACTGGATTAAAACGAGTGAAGAACGTTACCCATACGCACGATCGAGACAGTTACAAAATGGAGGTAGTTGTTTATGCCTAAAGTGAAAAAGAAAGTGGTTGATCCCAAGCACAAGATGTCTGACTTTCTGGAAAAAGAATTAATCCCGTTGATTTCATCACAGATTAATTGCAACATGATTGGTCGGGTCATTTCATACAGCAAGACTGATCATCGGTGCAGTGTTCAACCATTGCCGCTGCAGTCTGACGGGGACAAGCGTGCACCTCTAGTTGAGTGTGTGGTGCCATCGTCAATTTGGCAGCTTGATGAAGTTCTTGGGAAACTAAGCAACAGTTGGAAGCCAATGAAAGTCGGTTCCGTTGTGAGTGTTGACTTTTGTGACCGTGAAATGGACAACTGGACGGGTAAGAGCAACTATGCAATTGAAACCAAACGGGTTCACAGCCTACAAGACACAATTGTACAGGCGGTGATTCTGCCATGATTGCTTTGGGGTTAGATGACACCGGTGACTTGGATTTTGATGCCAACACTGGTGTTTTTAATTTGGTTGAAGATGACGACGAGTTGGCACAAAAGCTAAGCTTATTGCTCAATATCAACACAGCAGAACTCCTGTGGAACGAGGATATTGGGATTGATCATAATGATCTGTTAGCCAATGCAGATGATCAAGGGGTTATCCAGTCGATCCTCGCTGATTACTTACAGGAACAATGGCCCGAAGAATTTGATGCGGTTGAGATCACTGATTTTGAGGTGAATGCTGAACAGCGAATCACTAATTTGTCAGCGACAGTAACCCTTAATGACGGCACCACAATAGCGGCAACAGTCGGAGTAGATAAAGGAGGCGACGTTGATGCCATTAACGACTGATACAGGATTTGACCGAAAAGAATTAGATGACTTACGTGATGATATTAATGCACTATTCATTAAGCGGTTTGGTGATGGCATTGACTTAGATGACAGTCAGACACCCGGCATGCTGGCAGGCGTGTTATCCGAAGCAGACGATACATTGGACAAACTGGCCCAAGGCGTTTATAACTCATTCTTTGTGCTGAAAAGTTCCGGTGCTAACTTAGACGACTTGGCGGCAGAACTTGAGGTCTATCGTAAGCCTGCAGTGAATGCTTATGTAGACTTGCAAATTGACGGGTACGTTGATCCGGATTCGCCAACGATTATTCCAGAAGAAACGCAATTTTCCACACCAGATGGACAGGTATTTTCGACCATGGCTGACACGACGATTACACAGCAGGCTTCTTATGTTGATAGTGGGGGAAATACGCAACCATTAAAAGATGACGATGGCAATGCATTAGGCCGGCAGATCGTTCAAGCGGTAGCCATCGAGACGGGAACGGCTTCAAATGTTATGCCCAATACGATCATTAATCCGGAAGACTCAATTGATGGTTTTTATGCGGTGACAAATCCTTCCGCAGCAACCGGTGGTGGTGATCCAGAAACGGATGACGAGTTACGGCAACGGGTACTAGCTAACCGGTTAAACACGCCAAATTCAACGCCAAATGGGATTTAAACTGCTATTAAAAATCTATCCGGGGTTACCGACGTCCGATTGATTAACAACAACACAATGAGCACAGATAGTTACGGCAATCCGGCTAAGTCAGTACATTTGTATGTCATTGGCGGTGCTGATGCTGATATTATCCAAACTTACTTTGATTACTTACCACCACAATCCAACACGATTGGCTCAGTCATGGGAACTGCGACGGATATTGGTGGCCGTCAGCACATTGTGGCTTTTGATCGAGCAAAAACGGTCCCTGTCTTCATTAAAGTCGATATTCATATTGATGATACAAAGTTTGATACGGATAATGGACCGGCCAGCATTAGAACAAATATCGTTAATTACTTTGACACGTTGGGTATGGGCGATAAGGTGCTATATTCTAAGCTATTTGCTCCCGCGTATTCGCCAGTCGGTGTCACTGACGTGGCCCTAACACTGGGAACCAGTTTAGACAAATTAACGGAGGCTGATGTGAGCGTCAGTGATTTTCAGCTAGCGGTAACCAATTCAGCTAATATTGCGGTCAACATAATCGAGTGAGGTGACTAGATGTATCAAACTGAAACAGATTTATCAGACGATTCGTTACGCGATTGGATAACGACCATGCTGCCTGGCAAACTTAATCAAGAAGACGATTCTAATAACCAGCGGATTCTCAACATTATCAGCGATATTTTTTTGGCACATAAGAATGACTTGCTCAACATTTCGGACCAATTGCGACTGTCAAAAGCTGCTGGCCAAGTGTTGACTGAAATTGCGACGGATTACGGTGTCACACGCCTTGATGACGATGATGATTTTTTGCGCTTTCAGGTACGGTTACAGTTGCTTAAAAATCATAGTGGTGTGACAACCAATGACATCAAGAAGCTCATTGCAACGGTCTTAAGCATTGATCCTAGTGTGTTTGATATTGATGGCACAGGTAATCCAGAAGAGATCGAAGTGACCAATATTCCGTTTGATTTCAACTCTGGTGATAAAGCTGAGATCAAACGGAAGATTTTAACAAACGCGATTCAATCAATGTTACCGCCAGAATATCTATTGAAAGACTTACAGTACGCCGTAACGGCCAATAAGCCATTATATGTGGCTGTACATGGCCAAGCATATCCACAGATAACCGTAAAGGAGATGGTTTAATTGGCAACACCAAACGTTGGTATCTTAACCACAACCGGTAAAGCTTTAATTGATAAGGTGAATTCCGGTCAAGCTAAAATAAGTTTCAGTAAGGTTGTATTTTCATCGATGGATAATTCCCAACTATCCGATACGCAAATCAAGGCCTTAACCGCAATTGCCCCACAAGAGGTGGTGGTCAGTTCACCACAAACGACACTGGACACCAATTCTGGGGAAACTCGTATTCGAGCTACTGGAACTAATGAAACGTTAGCCGATGGCGTATACGTCAAAACCTACGGGGTTTTCGCCAAAGATGATACCGGTAATGAAATTTTGTACGGTGTGACCGTATCACCCAATCCCAACTATTTTCCCGCTTATGATGGTGTCACCCCGCAAGCCGTGACTTACAGTTACAAGACCGTCATTCAAGAGACTAGCAATATTACCATGACGAATTCGAATGATGTGTATGTGTCCCAGGAAGACTTAACGGAAGCAATCGCCAAGATTCCCCAACCTGATTTGAGTGGCTACGATAAAACAGATGATGTTGATAAAAAACTGCAGAATAAGCAGGACAAATTAGGTTTTACGGCTGCTAATGATAGTACGGTTGTGCACACGGCGGATATGCGCAAACCAGCCAATCAAGTTGCCAGCATTGATGAAGTTAACGCTAAACAAGATAAAATTGGCTACACACCTGCTGACGATTCCAAAGTATTGCACTCAACCATTGTTCAGTCATCTGGGACAGACTTAAATACCATGATGACTGCTGGATTCTTTAGGATACTAAATGGTTTGAATACAGCTCCTAACTCTGATAATTGGACAATTTATCAGGTTATTCCATTATCATGGAATAACGGTGTTCAAATTGCCTATGGCACTAATAACAGTATGTTAGCAAGAAGAAGCTGGCATGCCGAAGGTAGCATTGTGTTTTCTTCTTGGGTTCAATCTTCTGACGATTCCAAAGTCGCTCACCTATCTGGAGCAAACAACTTTGACACTGTCCCAACTGTTAACAATAATCCGTTACTACTAGCAAGCAGTTTACCATCTGACTTAGCACGAACGGGTCAAGACGCCAACTTCACTGGTAAACTTCAAAAATCTGGCGTTGATGTTGCCACTGTTGATGATGTCAGTGCCAAGCAGGATAAGTTGGATTACACACCCGCTAACGCCGCCAATGTGGTTCACCGCAATCCGGATACGGGGAGAGCGACAGACACGACAGATTTTCCCTACAAGGGTTTAACAGTAGACGGTTACCCAATAATCCCACTGGTGTTGGTACCCGATAGGGCAACCGCAATTACCAAGACAGCCCAATATCCTAATTATGCGTTCATGTATGGAAAGGAGCTATCGTAATGGGAGTAATAGTTGGCAACCAGCAAATTTTGGGTTGCTTTTACCAAGGAAAAAAGATATATGAAGCGGCGCCAACGGTCTATATCAACTTCATTGAGTTATCAACTAAAGCCTATATAGGAAGTATGGAGGTTATATTCATACAAACTGGAACGAGTAATGGCGTACCCACTATGAACGTAGCTAACTACAAGGAAAATGGCAATTACTTCGTTGAAAGCAATGTGCCAGCTGGGTACGTACATGCTATTGATGGCGATGGTACCTGGCAAGACCCGGTATTGGCCAAAAACTGTCCAGCTTTTTCGACTGTTGGTTATTACATTAAGAAGGTGTAGATGTGGGACTTATCTATAATAACAAGTTAATCTGGGATAGCGGTGAAATATCTGATGGCACATCTTTATATGATTTTAACGGAAAACGATTAGGATTATCAGGTAGCTTAGATTTAGCAAGTGGCTCAGGTCCTTATTATCAAGTTGTCACTAAAAGAGGAAACTCAATTTCTCTAAAGAACAGCATAAATGATTGCAGTAACGGTATCACTATCACCTTTGATACAACTGCTATTTATTTTGATGATGGTGGCTCAGTGTCTAGCAATAGTTACAGTAATTTATCATTCTCTAGCAATCCAATTAGAGTATCTAAAGAATCCCTTCAAAATAGCACTAGCGTAAACAATACTTCAGGAGGAGGAAGCCATTCACTTACTGTTAAAGCTTCTGACAAAACTGTTTATTTTTCGACAGATGGTAAAGATGGTACTTTATTTGATTCATACAGTATATATCAACCCGGTTATATGATTGCAATTAAATCAATTGTTTCATACTAAGGAGGAAAAGAAATGCCAATTTATTACGTCAAATCAGATTCAGATAACAAGTTTCCAGATAAAGACTTTAGTTCAAGCACTGCTACTAATTAGCCATAAAGAGCTAGTTATTCAGTGCTTTTAATTTACGCAAAATTAGGAGGATAAAAAATGTTCAAAGAAATTACAGATGTGTTCAACTGGCTTAATAATGTGGGAGTATTTGCCTTCTTACTAGTGTTAATTCCCGCTGTTTACAAGCTAGTAAAGCCAATTCTGGCTCACAAGGTACAGACGGAAAAGAACGTTCATGTTAAGCAAGGATTAGAAGTGGGATTAAACTTGGCTAATACCATTGTACCCGAGATGGCAGTCATGGCTGGCTTATCTAAGTCTGACCGGAAGAAGGAAGCCATGCGTTTTGTTAATGCTCAATTAACGGCCAATGGTTTCAACTTAGACGTCCAAACTATCTCAGGATTGGTTGAGAAGGCTTACCAAGCGTACAAGGTAGCCGGTGGGGATAATCATGCCCCAATCGCTGTACCAGCACCAACGGAGGTTATGACCCCATCAGAAGGGACTGACAGCAATGACTAAAAAGATTGTTGACCTGTCATCATACCAAGCCGACTCTTTGGCTTACATTAAGCAACTCAAAAAGTGGGGTGCTGATGGGATTATGGTCAAGTTGACAGAAGCCACTGGTTATCTCAGTCCCAAGGCTGGCAATCAGATTGCTAATGGATTCAAAGTATTCGATACCGTCGGGGTTTACCACTTCTTCCATGGTCGGGGAACGGCTGAAGCTAAATACTTTCTGGCTTGGGTGAAGAAGATGGGCTTAGATAAGTCCACGGTATTAGCCATTGATGTGGAAGCACCCGACTTACCATGGAAGACGACCAGTCAGGTTAATGTGTTCCTTCGGTATCTGATTAGTCACGGGTATAAGAATGTGATTACGTACGGTTCAGCTTCCTGGTTCAGTTCTGGCCGTATTAATCGTTCTAAGCTTGTTGACAAGCATATCTGGGTGGCAGCTTATGGTGTCAGTCAACCAGGGGTAGCTAATGCCAACGCCTGGCAATACACTGATAACTGGCATGGTGTAGATTGCAGTTATGATTTCGATGGTAAGCTGTCTGGTAAGGTCACCAAGGTAACCCATAAGAAAGCCTCATACTGGGCTGATAACGGCCTATACGAAGTGATTACCCGTAAGGTTAATGTGTATGGTAAGCCAGCCCTAGACAAGGCTAATAAGCGCCGTGTTCACTTTACTAAGGGAAGCACCATTTACGGTAAGGCCGTCAAGTATGGCAAAGTGTACCGAATTAAGACTGGCGTTGGCTATATCTCGGCTAACAAGGACTACGTGAAGCTGATTAGAAAGTCGGGTGATAAGTAATGACCTTTGATCGTTGGATCGAATTAATCACCTTAGCTTTGGCTGTAGTTGCAGGTATCTATGCGGCTTTGATGGTTGTGATGAAGCCCTTCACGGATCGGCTGCAAGACATTGCTCAAAGCATGAAGGATAGCAGCCAGCGGATTGAGCGGCTGTTTGATTCGCAAAATACGCTGCGTGAAGATTTCATCACTAGCAGAAGCGAGCATAAAGTTATCAACGAACGCCTAGACAATGTTGAAGACGATGTACGTGAACTGAAAAGTAAATAGTGCTAAACTAAGTTTTATCCAGGTACTATTTGTAAACTGAAAAGGCCACCCATCTCTTAGGAGATGGGTGGCCTTTTTTTTAGTGAGTTGAGTGACATTTTCAATTGATTGCTATATAATTGATACGCCTTAATTAGGCACAAGCATTTCCTGGCTTCAAAAAAGTCCCCTACTTCGCATGGTAGAGGGCTTTTTTTGCGTGCATTCTGCTTCATTTAAACGGACAAGTATACGTCTAAAAGCTGAACGTGTTGTCTATGAGTGCTTTGAACTACGGTTTTGGTATGTCTTCATATACATTTCAAACATTATTTTTTGCTCATTTGATAATTCACGCTCAGCTTTGTCCAACAGTGCTGATACAAGATCATCTTGAGTAATATATCCTAACGAATTTTGAATGGAGTTAATTCTATTTACATTATTTTTTTGAAGTCTAACAGTTCCATACTTTTTGTTTTTCCGAGGGCGACCAACAGGATTCTTATTCGTTTCATTTTTTTCCATATCTTTTATATCAAATGTTTTGCTAGGACGGGATATGACAGTTTCTTCTACTGGTTTGGTTTGCTTTAATTGTTTTCTATCTTGCTTTTTGAATTCCATTTTAGCCATTGCTATTTGCCCCCAGTCCGAGCAATAATTTCTTCCGTTAATTTACTGTACAACGCGTGTAGCCTTATATCATGGAAGTCGTTTACACTAGTTAGCCCTTTTTCTGATATTCCTTTTCTATCGTAGCGCTTCAATCTTTCCATATGATGCATGATGTTTTCAAAAATCATATCTTTGCCAAAAGTTTCTCTAGCATCTTTTATGATTTGATTGTCAATTCCAGAATTGTTTTTTAGCAGGACTGGCAGGATTCCAGCAATATCAAAGTCTATAGTTGTGTGATTGTTGTAGAATTCTTGAAGATATTCCCAAAAGGCTTCTGCGCCGTCTAATGATCTTTGCTGAGTCTGAAGAACAATAATAACATAATCTGTATCGTACAAAGCAGTGTCTGTAAATATTGATAGTGTAGGCGGAACATCAAAAATAATATAATCAAATTTATTTTCTACTTCAGATAGAAGAGTACCGAAATATGACATTCTTTTTTCTTTATAGTTTGGCACGTTAGGCATAAATTTCATTTCCAAGAAATCTGGGTAGCTAACGAAGTCTTTGTAAGAAGGCAATAAGCACAGGTTGTTCATTATCTCAACGATAGCATCGGGAAGTTTTTCTTCTTGAATTGCAACCATCATAGTTTTATCAATCTTTAATTCGGAGTTATGCTGCAATCCATATGTTCTTCTCAATAGTTGAGTGGAGTTTGATTGAGGATCCAAGTCACATACAAGGGTTTTATACCCTTTCTTTGCTAATTCATAGGCAGTCATCACGGAATTGGTTGTCTTGCCTACACCGCCCTTAAAATTTCCGAATAATATTTTCTTAGTCAACATGTCCCCTCCTTACTACAAAAAATATTACCACATATTTGTTTTGATTTGTGTGTTTATTTAAATTTACTATTTGTATATCTGAATATTGGACTATTTGTGTATTTGAATATTTGAATATTTGTATTCAAATATTCAAATAAAACAACCGCGTTGTTCTTGATATACCAGTACATATTTTTTTACTATCCGTATATTTGAATATCATACTAAATGTATATTTTACTATTAGAATATTCGTATAAATTACTATTTGAATATTAGTATACAAAAACTAATTTTATCTTTATTTTCTTGCTAAGGTGGGGTATTATTAAAAATATAAAATAGAACATAAAAAAACACCCACCGACGGGCATCGGTGAGCGCCACAGAAGTCATATAAGTTACTGACTATTATATCATGGCCGGTGCGATTTTTAAAGCCCTAGGGGACAAGCTGGGGTCTAAATCCAAGGGGACACGTTTGCCAGTGCGACTTCAATAAGTCTGGCTATACCACAACAAGGTCATCTGTACGGCTGGGTGGTGAATGGTGAGCGCGACCATTAACGGCGCGGGTGGTAAAACGAAGCTTCGGCTTGGTGCCACTGATTAGTTGGTGATCGAACAAATATAAATACGTATCATCAACGCCTACTAGGGCGTTTTTTAGTAGGTTAAACCGAAAACGTAGGTTTATAATGAGTGGTGGTAGCAATACCGCAATTGTACAGACAAGCGACGGGCGTTAACGACCGACGAACTAAGGGGAAACTTTTAGTAGTAGAATTGTACTCTGGTTCAGTTATTCCAAATAGCTGTTTCCAGGGAACAATTCTGCGCTCAAAACGTCACTCCCTCTAAACTGAATGGAAAACCGTAACCCGTCAAGTCAAAACCAACATTAAAATCAAGAAAGTTGATGATTTGAAATGCTTGATTTAAAAAATTGTGAGATTGCTTTTACCGGTCGCTTAACAACCATGACTCGGCAACAAGCTTTTAGCTTGGCGCAAGTCTTGGGGGCAAAGCCACAAAATTGGGTGACGAAACAGACGGATTATTTAGTGGTGGGGTTAATTGAGACGGTTTTAGGTGAGGAGCCGATCACAAAAAAGTTATTGACGGGAACCCCAACGATTTCAGAACGTGAGTTTTTGGCCTGGTGTCAGGCACGATTGGCGCAATGGTCTAGGAGTTTAGACGGTTAACTTCACAAAGTGGCTTTCCTAAGTTTTCGGGCGGTTTTCACCTATACCAATCCCTCCACACCAATTTTCACAAAGGCCAAATAACGGATCGTTGTTTTATCAAGGCGTGAGGTGGTTACTTGGGATAAAAGCCGCCTTATGTAAAGTAAGAATCGGTATAGCTAATTGTATTATCAACCATAGCATGTTAAGCAATGAGATGATGGTAAGTGTTATTAGGTTTGCTTGTTCTCTACTACTGTTAGTAACTTAATGGAAACGTTATTCTTTCTATTCTTATTGACATTATATTAAATAGATGTTAGTCTACATTAAGAGATTTCTTTAAAGTTGGTTTTTATTCTTCCTTCTTTGAAGATTGGACGCTCCTTCAAGCAGGGCGTCCTTTTTTGTTACGAATATTTCATCGTCATTGCTTTTTTACTACATATAGGTTATAATTGTTTTTGCATAGATGAATCCTTGATTTCTTCCCTTCCGCTGACCTGTTGAAGGGTTTTTTTATGCCCTTTTCCGTAATTATGACTTTTTTGAAACGGAGCAAGGAAACACGTTCTTTCAAGGACGTGATGAATTGCTCTTTTTTTATTGCCCGAATGGCTATTGTAGATGGTGTTAATAAAAGGTGCTATAATTACTAGTATGAAAGATACTAGTAGATTTACATATGGTAGAACATCCGTCTACAATCTGAACTACCACATTATATGGGGAACTAAATACCGCAACAAAGTGCTCAAAGGACACGTTGAAGTTGTATTGAAGCGAGTTCTAAAAGAAGTCGCCGATAAATATGGGTTTAGTATCGACCATATGGAAATTGGTAAAGATGACCATATTCACTTGCTTGTGAGTGCACCACCTAAGCTCTCAGTAACGAACATTGTTCGTTGGTTAAAAGGCATATCAGCATGGAAACTTTTCAAAGAGTGCTCTGAACTTCAATCTTCGTACTGGAAAAAGCAAGACCGACATCTGTGGTCACCTAGCTACTATGTTGAAAGTATCGGGACAACTAATGAATCCGCTGTCGCTAAATACGTAGATGACCAAAAGAAAAAAGAGGTGAATCTTAATGACTCTAAAGGCAATTAAAACTAGAATCTATCCAACTGTTGGACAACAGGACAAGATAGTCAACAACTTCGGTTGTTGTAGATTCGTTTGGAATCAGCTACTTGCAATGCAATCTGAACGCCACGACAACGGTGGCAGTTACGTCAATGAGTTTGGTATGAACTATCTCATTAAGCAACTGAAAGCTGAGTATCCGTTTCTAAAGAAAGCTGAGTCAACATCATTATTACATGTTAGTCGAGACTTGAATCATGGGTTTCAGAAACTATTTAAAGAACACCATGGGTACCCAAGATTTAAATCACGAAAGTTTCCAAAACAAAGCTACCAAAGTAACTCTGTAAACCACAATATTCAAGTCGTCAAGGAAGGTTATCTGCGACTTCCTAAACTCGGTACTGTTAAATTCAAGTGTGGTCAAATAATGACGGGAGCAATCAAGAATGTCACTATTCGTAAGTCATTTGCTGGTAAATTCTACGCCACTATCCTTGTAGATACTGAAATAGAAAAGTTGCCAGAAACTGATAATGCTGTTGGCATTGATATGGGCGTTGCTGATTTGATGATTACTAGCAATGGTGTGAAGTATCCCACTATCCGTTTTGACAAGATTATTGCCAACAAGAAACACCATTGGGAAAAACGACTTGCACGGCGCCGTCTTCATGCAACCAAAGAGATTGCATGGGACAAACACAACAAAGTTGTGGAACCCCGTGAGATGTCTGACTTCAAGAACGTTGAAAAAGCGAGAATCATGGTTGCCAAATACAACGAGAAAATCGCTAACCAACGTAACAACTATCTCCATCAGCTTACAAAGCAATTGGTGACTAACTATGATGTGATCAAAATCGAAGATTTGAAAACCAAAAATCTTCTCAAGAATCACAAGTTGGCACGTGCAATTGCAAACCAGAGTTGGCGCGAGCTACGCTCACAGCTTGAATACAAATGTGCTTGGTATGGAAAACAGTTAGTCACTGTTAACCCACGTAAGACAAGTCAAATATGTTCAACCTGTGGATATGATGATGGTAAACACACCTTAGATATTCGCCAGTGGACGTGCCCACAATGTGGCACGAACCATGACCGCGACATTAACGCGGCGGTGAATATCTTAAAGGCGTAACCGACTGAAATGGGCTGGAACAGCCCTTAGTAAAAAGCCGTAACCTCTACGTATCATTCAAAGAGTGATAGGCAAGTATGCGGTGTTCCTAGAAGCCCGGGAATTTATTCCCGGAGTAGTTCACGTGAATTTGTTAAAGTTTTCTTTTGGCATAATAGACATCGTATGGTATAATCTTCATTAGCAGAAATGATTGTAATAATTTACATAACTTTTTTGCTAATAAAGAAATTACAGGAGGTTTTCATCTATGCGTTCATCATTCGCAAAGTCTATTTATGTAGGCGCTGCAGTGTTAGGTTTAGCTGGTCTTTCAGCTGTTACTACCACTACTGCAAGTGCTAAGAGCTACGCAACTGCAGGCTCATACACTGCCCTTACTAAGGGTCAAAATGTTTTGGTAAACGGTACTCATGCTATTTACTCAAAGCCAGGTACTGTTAAGGGTGCTAAGGTTGTTGCTTCTAAGAAGACAGTTGCTAAGTTAGCTGCTTCAAAGAAGTCCAACGACACTTTCTACGCATACGGTACTAAGACTACTAACCGTGGTTCCGTATACTACAAGATCGTTACCATGGACAAGAAGTACCGTGGTTACATCTACGGTGGTAAGACTGCCGGCACTTTTGCTGGCGGTATCAAGACCACTGATACTTTGACTACTGTTGCTAATCCAGTACGTACTACTGGTTATTACTTGAAGGATATTTCAAAGCATACTCTTTGGACTGCTCCTAAGAATACTGATATCCATGCCAAGAAGGTTAGCCTTTACGGTGTTGCCAAGACTGATCCATTCACAGTTGATAAGGCCGCAACTAAGACTAAAGAAGGTTCTTTATACTATCACGTAACTGATAGCAAGAATTCTTCAATCTCTGGTTGGATCTACGCTGGCAAGGGATACGATACCACTAAGCAAGACTTAGGTGGTTTGACGTTGTCCTTTAGTGACGTTGCCCTAACCAATGATAACAGTGTCACTGTTGTTTATAACGGTACTGGTAGTAAAGCTGTATTCGTTTCTACTGACAAGGACGCTAAAGCAGGTAAACTTGTAGCTAAGTATGCTAAGAATGCTGCAGGTCAAACTTTGAGCGAGTTTGTAAAGAGCAGTGCTCCTGCCGGTTATCGCGTAGTCGGTGCTTACACTAATGGTGCACAATACGGTAATAATGTTTATGTTAATGTTACAGAAGCCGCTACATCTAAGGTTCAATTGCGAGTAGACAGTGTAGAAAATAACAAGGTCGCAATTGCTCATCCTTTAGTTGCAGGAGACAAGTTAACTGCTAAAGATATTTCTTCAATTAATATGAATGCGGCGCTTCTATCCGGTGACAAGGGAACAGCATATACTAAGCATGAACTGAATGTAATTGCAATTTCTCTGAATGGTCAAATGGGAACAGCAAAGACCGTCCAGGGTACAGTTCCGTACTATGCTTATAATGGTACTGTATATCACTATGAATTTTCACTAAATTATTCTGCGTTTGCTTCTGACAACCGTATTGCTCAATATGGTGATACGTTAGTTGCAAGTTACAAGGCAAACTTAGTAAAGGGAGCTCCAAAGACTTCAACATATAATACTGATTGGATCGCTTAATTGTGGTTGGTAAAAAGGGTAAACCCAAATGGGTTTACCCTTTTTTTACACGCAAGTTTAAAAGTGTTTTCCCTGCATATTAACTGATTCAGAAAGTGTTGGTTTAACTTTCTTGCGTGGCATATTTTCCTTGTGACGTTTATACAGCAAGTAGAAGCATGTACCGGCAATGATCAATAAGGCTGGCCATGACGCCTATGATCCACCATATCCACTGTGTGAAGAATTTGTATCCTGCCCATATAACTATGAGTGTTAGCAATAAAAGCATTGTGAACGCCTCCTGTAACAGATGACTTCGATCATTAGTAATCCATTCGCGTGATTTCAGGATCTGACATCAAATAATCATTAATGTGATCTAAGAAATTCTGAAAGTGGGGAGTTTCGTTGTGAGATTCGACTGCTGCTTGATCCTTCCAATGTTCAATTATTTCGTAATCGTTGTCATTGATCAATGATTTAAAGTGACCATAGAATTCATTACCAGCTTCCTTTGAAGAACAGACAACCAATTTGTTTACAAACGCTTCATACTGTGACGTCATTTCGGGTTTTACATGCAAAGCAACGTTAATAATTTTCATAGAATTACCTCCTGATTAGTATAATCATACCGCTAATATCGAGCGCCAGTGGTATTTATTTAAAATCCAGATCCATTAGGGATTCTTCCAAGCTACCAATGGTTTCATTGCGTTCCATATAATCAACCCAGCCATCATAAGATTTTCGCTGACGGGGCTTCATGGCTGAACTCAATTTGGCTTGGATATTGCTAATGAATTTGATGACAGCACTGCTGGTCTCATTTTTAATGCGCAGACTACTCCACTTTTTATTGGTGGGGCGGTCTGCGTTTTGTTCGCTTAGGAACGCAGCATATTTATCTCGAAAATTATCGACAATCTGACTGTTTGCTTCCAAGTATTCTTCTAATTCAAATGTTGTCATAGTAACAGCCTCCATATTTAAGTTGTGAATCAACTGATTACATAGGACTCGGACCCATGACCAACCACCCGGCTAATCAAACGTATGTTCTTTTGAAGTGCTAAGAGAAGCCCCCCATGTAGGGGACTTATGAAAATGCTACGCCGAGTAACTTCATACCTTCTTTGTCGTCAATACGTACATTAGGATAGTCGGGGTTAAGTGAAACTAATGTTGCATATCCATCGTCATCGACAGCTAAACGTTTAAGATAAGCACACCCATCATAGATAGCAGCAACTGTCTGGCCATCTCGATATTGACCAACCTTCTTGATAAAAACAACTTGCCCATCGTGGTAATACGGTTCCATTGAACTACCATTAATCTTAAAAGCATAGTCGTAATTATCAGGCACTGGTGCTGGTACAGTTACAGAGAATGGCTCACTGTTATCGTCTAAGTATTCTCCAACACCGGCTGACAACACGCCGTCGACATCAATAGTAGTTGTATTATGCTTGTTAGGAAAAGTAATGACGTTTTTATTTTCCTGTCTTTGTTCGTCTAACTGTTTAACAGCAAATTTTAGAACAGCGCGCCGACGTTTTAGGTTTAGTTGATTAAAAATACTTAACACATCAAGCTTAGGAGAGGACACCTCGTTCTCATTGCGCAAATCTTTGTTCATGAGATCATCTAAATTAACATTAAAAATGTGTGCAATATCAGAAAGCACACCAGCTTTTGGCTGATATTTTCCTTTTTCCCATTCGCTGATTGAGGAGGTACTCTTACGTCCCAACTTTGTAGCAAGTTCAATTTGACTCATATTATTTTTCTCTCGCAGGTATTTCAGATTATCAGAAAACATTTTTAATTTCCCTCCCTTAATTTATAAGCTAATTATAGCATTGTTTCATAAAAACCGAAAGGTATTTCCGAAACATAATTTCGGATTTTCCGATTTTTTAGGTTGACTTCGGAAAAACCGAAGTGTATATTAGTAACTGTAAACAAGAGGAGATGAAGCGATGGTTAAGGAAGAAAAGTTTACTCTTTCGCAATGGCGAGGAATTAGAGGCATGTCAAAGGCTGATCTATCAAGGGAAACGGGCATTACTGAACGGACGATTTCTAGCTATGAAAGTGATGTTTATTCACTACGAAAGGCTAACTATGATCGACTAGATGAACTGGCAAAAGCTTTGCATGTTTCTGTAAACGATATTTTTTTAAACCCGACTTCGGAAAAACCGAAGTTTCCTATCGAACAACCAGTATAGAAAGGAATGAACCACATGAATGAATTAGTAATTATGAAAGACAAACAAGCAGTTACTAGTAGCCTGCAAGTAGCAGAAACATTTGGTAAGAATCACCGTGATGTGTTGCGAGCAATTGACGACCTGAAAGATGTGCGCAATTTTGCGCAGATGTTCTCGGAAACCAATTTACCCGATTCTTATGGTCGAAACAGACGCGGATATTACATGAACCGTGATGGTTTCACCTTACTAGCAATGGGATTCACTGGTAGCAAAGCGCTTCAATTCAAGCTCCAGTACATTGATGCGTTCAACGAGATGGAAGACCAAGTTAAATTCCAAGTGCCATCTACGTTGCCAGAAGCATTACGTTTAGCTGCTGATCAAGCGGAAAAAATTTCAGTGCTGCAGCCTAAAGCAGACTACACCGATAAGATGTTAGCTAATCCAGGGTTGGAAACAACATCGGTAATTGCTAAGAACTACGGCTACTCAACGCGTGAGTTTAATAAGCTACTGCATGGATTAGGTATTCAATACAAGCAAGGTAAAACGTGGCTGCTGTATGCCAAGTATCAGGATCAAGGCTACACACATGTCGAACCCTACGGATACACCAACAGTGATGGTATTGAAAAGGTACGCAACACTATGAAGTGGACGCAAAAAGGACAGCGTTTCCTGTATGACTTTCTTGAATCAAAGGGGATCATGCCTAAGGTTGAGCAGACAGCATAAGGAGAATACATCAAGTCGACGCAGATAAGTTTATGGACGCACACAAAGTTCAGTCGAACCACGCGGGGAAAAACGAATTTAAGGAATCCAATTAAGCTATACAACTGAAAGGAATGATACACATGAATGACAGCTTAAACGAAAGTGTCATTAAAATCTTGTCGTCAAAAGAAAGAAGCCTTATGACTGCTGGTGTTTTACCTAAGCATGTAACCATCGCGATTGGCACGCTAGAAATTGATTTAACGATTGATAGGGTTGGAGAGAGTGTAAATGCTGATTTTGACAATAAAAAAAGGCTCAAGACATTGTCCAAGTCTAATAGCCTTGAAGCTTTTCTAAGTGCCTCAAAATTGATTAAAGAGCTTTTTAACGATAAACAATAATTCAGTGGGACTAGCAGAATAGGCAAAAGCAAATTTGGGATATTTTGAATTTAAAAAATC